AAGTCCAAGAACTGGAGGTCCGCGGATTCCGAACTTATTCAGAATTGCTACTGAATTTCGTCGATGGTATGACCCGGAAAATCCCGGGTTGGTACCAAGGGATCTATCCCCTTATGTTAAGGGGGTACATCACCTAGCCACTAAGCAGGTGCCATCTGCACTTGCGATTAGACATTGTGGTTCATCGGGAGTAACCAAGAACCATAGAATCATTCTCTCCATGGGGATTCCCCTGAAGAAATGTTATATAGACGGTGGTGGAGTCTACCATGAGGAGACTCTACTACCAAGTGATTTGGATGAAGGAGACAGAATTGTCTCCGAAGTATCCTCGAATCCGGAAGAGTTATTTACCACTCTTCCAGAAGAACCAGAAGAGGGCGAACTACTATTGCCCCCCCCTGTTGAAACCATGGAGGATGTATATGATCATCTACATGAGGAGAAACCGGAGGAAGTTCCTATCGAGGGACCCGCTCCGACAGAAATCCCCGAGTACAAAAGTCGTACTCGTTATAAGATTAAATACTCTGATAACTGGAAGATTCTAGCTGCCAGAGGTTACTCTGCTGCCCTTAAAGTTAAGGCCGCAAAGGTGTTGGTCTGGACCGGGGATAATCTCCGGCTTTCAGATCCTATTCCACCCAGTAAGATACCTATCTTACGGAAGGAAGGTTTGAGAAACACAATCCGTTTCTCAAAAATCGCTAATTTAGACGCTAAGTTGCGTCTACTTTGGGAGAGAACCTTTTGGGGAGTAAAACTCAAGAGGATCTCGGAGACCAAGAATCCCTACCCGGGTCCTGGTCCTGTTCCGGACGAATTGTATTCAAGACAATTCGCCGGTAAGTTAGTCCACAGGATAAAAACTTTCCTGAAGGGCGGAATGGACCCTTCTCTTAGTAAAGAGAAGAAGATCCAATATTTTGGGGCAGACAATCTTGTGTCTGATCCAAAACTACGTTCTGAGAGGTTTTTACAACTTCTAAGAACGGTAGACGGGTGCTTCGTACAGAGGTACTTAGCTTTCCC